TGGGTAAAGTCATCTAAGAGGTTCGTGGCATACTTGTACTTGTAGTAGTGCTTATCGGCCAATAGTTGCGGATAGAATCCGTCGGCCACCTTGCGCGGGCGTATGTTCATGATCTCCGCATTGAAGAGCATATCCGATACCCGTTGCTCGTACATCTCCTGAATCCAATTGGGCTTGAGGTTCTCCTTATTGACCAAGGCGTTGGCTTTGATAAAACAATGTTCTTGTGGTTTTTGCAGGGCCAGCTTTTCCCGATTGGTGAACCACTCGCCCGTCTTGGTCAGCGCTACCGATGAGGTAAATATCGTAGCGTTGAGCAGCGAAGCACGGTCAAACTCTACTTTCTTAGCACGATTTGTGGTCAGTACGTTGTTGAAGAGGCGATCGTGTTCCAAGAGTGCCGCCTCGTCCCCTATGACCATATAGGAGTTCAGCCCGCGCCCTGAGTTGGGATCGTCCAAGGATACGAGCACAAGGATAAAGCCATTGGAGAAATGCACCACATTGCTCCACGAGTTGGGCGCTTGGAAAGGCATTGTATACCCTAAGCTCTTGCCGCTTCTGCCTACTACATAATCCACCTCCTCATATAGGCCGAACATCTCCAGCCCTTCCTTGGTAGAAGGGAAAGTACGGCTTTTGATCTGTACAAAAGTAGCCCCTACCAGTACCCCCGTTGCTCTGGGCATTTGGCGTACGGCTTCCTTGACAAACCACCCCAATATAGTCGATTTGCCTGTACCTCGTCCCGCCTCGATACAAATATTCTTCACCCGTCCGTACCTATTGGCTTCCACGGCTGCCATCTGCATGGGGTTTAGGTAGATCTCTTTAACTGGTTTTATTAGCATTCTTCACTTTTCACTTTTTACTCTTCACTCTCTTCATAGTCTATCTCCTCAGCGGGTAGTTCGTTGAAGTCCACCACCCCTGTACCGATAGCCTCTCTAAGCATACGCATACCCTTGCGGCTCATCTTGATATGATACTCATGAGCGGAGATCTTCTCAAAGTTAATCTCTTTCTCCTCCTTATCGAAGTTGAACAGCGACTTATACGAATCCAGCGCCTTACGCTCCTGCTCCAGATCGCCCTTTTTGAGAGCCTTTAGGTAGAGCTGCCAGTAGCACTCCGCTAAGATCATGCGCTCGGCCTGTACAGCCACTTTGTCCAACTCCCCAAAGATCTGCATCGCCCAATTGTAATCCCTATAGGCAGTGGCTTGGCTCACCTTCATCTCCCGCATGTGTATCTGTATGGCCTGATACTTGGAATACTTATTAGTCATCCTAAGGGCGTGAATATGCCTAAGTCGCGCCTTAATCTCCTGCTCGGCAGGGGTAAGCTCTATGCTCTCATCAATATGCGAAGCTGAGATACGAGGGTAAGTACCCTCTTTGTCGAATTTCACTAACTCCATCTTATCATCATTTAGTTATTGGATACTGGCTCTCTGGAACTCCACTACATAGCTGTGTAGGTTCCGTGTGTTATCATAGGATAGAGGCTTCTGAGAGATAGGAATCACCTTTACCCAATCCGTATCATTAGCCTTAATAAAGCACTGAGGGGACTTGATAAGCTCCCATAGCAGCTCCACCTCCTCGGGGAATATCCACCCTGTGTTGAGCTTGAAAGTCCTTTTTTCCTTGACCAAAGCCTTGAACTCTTCGTCCTTCTCGGCATGCTGTGAGATGGTATTCTCATAATTGATGTGCAGCTCTTCCTCTCCAGAAAAAGAGAACCAATCAGGGCAATAATTTTGATTTTGAAAAAGTACCGTGATAGGCTCCCCATTAGGCTCAGGCTTAGGCTCCAACGAAAGAGTGCTCTTCTTGATAATCGTATTCTTTCCGAAAAAGCGGTTGGCATTTTTTCGATAGAAACAAAGATTAGCTACCCCGTAATCGTCCACCAATCCAGAAGAATCAACGCTATTAGAAGCAATTTTCCCAAGGTCGTTCCTCTTAAAAGCCTTAGTAAGTGCACTTACCGAGATTAGCGAATCGGTATAGGTAGAGCGTAACCCTACATTAGTCAGGTAAGGGTAGGAGAGAGGTGTCCTACCAGGGAGGTATCGCAAGGAAGATAGCTTGTGAGTCTTGAACTCCTCCCCCTTGAAGTTTGTTTCCACAATAGTAACATTTACCTCTGTAGCTTTCATCACCTCCACAGGGAGCGCCGTGTTTTCGTTATTGATATATAGCCTTTTCAGATCAGGCAAGTTTTCGAAGAAATCCTGAATTTCTTCCCCAAGGTCAATCTTGGCCATGTTGTTAAAGAACACATACTCATACTCCTGAGTGGTGGTCACCCTTCGGCCATATCCTGAGAAATTCATCACCAACTTAGCCCGAGCAAATTCCGAATTTTCATTCGTCTGTGCTATTGTAAGGATATTTTTATCCAAACAGAAGTATATATCCTTCTGCTCGAAATCCAGATTAGTCTTGATCGTGAGGTCTACTGTAACAATCTGCGTGGAGTCCCTGTTGCTCTTGACAGTGATGTATTCCTCCTGAAGCCCCAGAGGGAAAGTCTCAGCACTCTTGGAGCGGAACTTAACCAAAACAAAGGGTTCTCCATTGTGCTTCACCTCCACGATTTCCACCCCAGCCGAAGGGGTGATCGTATAGGTAAGCCTATTGGCATTGTTGATACGAAAAGAGCCCTCATACCTTTCTCTTTTTTCACGATACAAAGTCGCTTCATAGTGTTTTTTGTCGAATGAAAAAGAAGTAAGGTCATTAATAACGTTCAGCCTTATGGAGAATACCCGCTGAAAAAGCCAGTTATCCTCCTTGACGATCACCTGATCATGGCTAAAGTCGAAGCCCTGAACTACCCCTGTTCGCTTGTAGTTCTCCGATAGAGAGAACTTAGCCCATGCCCACAGATCATCGTTATCTACTTCTACCTTGAAGAGTCCATCATTTTCAAAAGTATATGGCCTTTGCCAATGAGAGGCACCCTCACTATCATGCACTACCCCTCCGAACTTTTGGTGTAAAACCAAAAAACGATTGGTATTACGTATAAAGTGAGCTACCTGTAATAGTTCTCCAGTCTCCGCCATCGGTTCGACAAAGAGCTCCCGAGTGGCATTGTTCAGGGTCATATTGACCACCCGTGGTGTATAGATATCCTTAGAACCTCCCCCACTACCGTTTCCTCCTCCGATACCTTCTCTCTTTAGGGTGATGGGCACCTCCCTTTTCTCCAACTCTATGTTGTTTCCATTATTAACTGCATAAGCTGTAAAGGTAAGGGTGAGCTTTGTCTCTCCCTGTGGGAGCTGGGAGAAGTTTTTATACCGCAGCAAATATTCTAATCCACGCCCACGAATACGCGTCGTCCCTGCATAAAGAATACGATCTAAGTAAGAGGGTTTTATATTTCTTAGGTCCTGATTCCCGGCATATATCTCCACGAAGTCATTGGGGGTAATAGAGATGCTAAAGATATATTTATCTTTTTCCCACTCTTCCGCATATCTTTTCCACTCTTGGTATATTTCATCTTCACTTAGGGGCTCATAGACAGGTACATCTTTCCATTCCCAATGATCTAAAACTCCATTTCCTTTTACCCATTTTTTTTGTGTCTTATTAGTTTTCTTGCTGGGTTGGTATTTTTCCTCTGCTTTTCTTTTCTTGAGGTATTCTTCCCAAGGGACAAATAACTCTGTTTTGCCTGAGTATCCCTTGAACTCAGGGAGGAGGAAGAGTTCAGGAAATATAACAGACATTCGGTCATTATTAGGGATAGGCTCTCCTGATTTCCAAGTCTTGTAGATAGGGTTTTCAGAGAAGCTCCACTCTATGATCTCTTGTTCTCTTTCATGATATCCATAATAGGGTTTTTTATCATTAGTGTCAAAAGAGGAGTACCATACGGAATAAAATCTTCCTATATATTTACGTGCCATATTATTGTTTTTCTAATTGTTGTTTGATAAAGATAAGGAGTTCTTCTCCGCGCTGCTTAGGGAGTTCCTCAGCCAAGTAGGCGACAGCCCCACTGGCTTCTATTGCATCATTAATAAAAGGTTTTTCCTTCATTCCTTTAGAATATAAGTGAGCCCTGAAAAAGTAGGTAGTTTGCTTAGGTTTCTCACGGGTGCGGGTACCTCCAGCCCTTACGCGGGAGGCTTCTATCCCGTAATGTTGGATAAATCCATGCCGTGGCATCTTGATAGCAATTCCTTTCAGATACGCCTGCTTAGTGCCATCAGCCCGCTTGGAATAGCGCATGCGCGCTACTGTGGTAGCAGCCTGTAGGGACGCTTTCCCTCCTGAGAGATGACCTCCAAAGCGGGTAGAGACTTCCCCTTGTAAACTGCCCTTGAGCAAGATAGCAGCTTTTTTCCCTATTTCTTTTTCCCTTTCCATTATACATTGATTAGAGTGATTTCTACTTGGTAGCATTCGCGGCTAAGGGTGTTCTTGGTGATGGACTTTATAAAAAATCGCTGGCCATACACATACAGCGTATCCCTTAGAGCAAACTCCCGTATCTGATTCTTATTGGCTATAAAGCTCCATGAGAGCTCATAGGAGGATAGGCGCATTTTGTACCAGTCTTCCCAGTACTTGGTCACCTTTGGGGGCAGGAGTTCCTCTCTGGTCTCGCCCTCATTCTTGTTGCCATACCGCAAGCCATCATACCAGATAAGTCCTAATACATTACCCCCATTCTTTCGTGGAATACAGGAATGCTCTCCCCTGTAAAGAACTTTCGGAAGACAGTAGCCCTCAATATTTACCTGAGTGCTCCCCTGTTGTTCCCCTTGTGAGAGTTGCATGCCATTTTCATCGATCAGTACCGCAGGATAGTTGAACTTAGCCTCGTCCATATCAGGAAACTTAATGAGATAAGATTCCTTGGTAGTGAGTGTCTTCTTAGGTTCCTTGATGGCAAAGGAACGAAAGTCCTTCATCTGTAGACGATTCTCCGTGTGGATACGATTCATAAATATCTTGTCCCCCTGAATCTCCAGATCGTAATTCTTCCAGTTCTTAATAGTCTTGACCAAGTCTCCGAAGGTAATATCAGGGACAGCCCGCTTGAGGTCTACCTCATTGTTGTTAATCACCTGTTCAATCACATTCCCCTGAGCGTCATGCTGGGCAATGATATTCAGGTATAGCTCAATGGGGCTATTCCAAGCCCCCTCGAACTCACACCGGAGCTGATGGGCGCCCCCTGTCTCTATGGCAATTACCTGAGTAAAGCTCAAGGTACTTTGGCGCTCACTGATAGCCCCCTCGCGGATCACTACACCATCCAGCTTCACCCGATAGATAAAAGGCTCTCCATGGGTTAGTATATGAGCATTGTTACAGACCAAACGCCACTTTCCGACCTTGTCTAAGGTAGTTTCGGATTGGTACTTTCCAAAGACTACTCCGCTCACTTCGCGCTGCTGGGTAAGGCTATCCCTTTGCGGGGTCATATTGACCTCTTGCTGCTCTGAAGTCTTGTAATATTCCTTTCCCGAGTATATCACCTGCTGGAGGAAGTCCTCATCGGTGAGAATATCTCCGGCAAGGGTATATCCCGCATCGGCAAAACCTTTCTTAAGTACATAGAGTAGGTAAGGCATAGGGTGAATGATATTGCGGACTACCCTATTGCCAGAATCCTCACTATTATTGATAAAAGCCCCATTACGAGTGTGGTTCAAGAATCCTTCGAATGCTTCCCAGCCACTCTGGCTGTTATCCTTATTATAAACCACACGGGGAAAATTATAATCTACCTCGGGGTATCTCTTCCTACAGACTACATTGGCATGCTCATAGATATTGTCTACAGCTACCTTGGCCAGCGGTAAGTCACATAGCTTCTTTTCAAAGTTCGGCAGCTGCTCGAACCCTGATTCAATCTGCGCCTGTACCAGCTCTCCTTCTATGGATAGAATTTCCAAAGTCCCCTTTCTGGCTCTTCCATCCATCACATGGTAGCCTTCGTGCTTCTTCTTTAGCCGCAGGGCATTGATAGCTGTATAATTACCCATCTTCACCCGCAGATCTGCATTCATATAGAACTCAAAAGGGAGGGAGAATTGAGTAAAGAAAGTATCCTTGAACCGCGGATTTTCCTCCTGATAAGAAATGGATATCCGGCTCAAGTCCAGTTCGAATGTATCTGTTACAAAGAGATCTCTCATGTGCGCTTACTTCTGAGAATAGATTCGTTCAATATTTCTAAAAAGTCGTACAAACGCGTCGCGCTGCACTCATGCCAATTGCCCAAGGGTTGGGTGCTGTCCATCGCCATGGCCGCTATTACCTTAGAGAAGGGGGTATAATCCCCCTGTCGCCTGAATATAGGAGTATCCTCCCTGTAAGAGGATTTAGGAAACACAGCAGGATAGCGCTCTATGATGTACTCCCTGGTACATCGATAGGCAAAAACAATCGCAGCCCGCGTGCCAGGGGAAATGTTATCGGTTACCTCCGCAATCTTAGGGAGTAGCAAGGGGTCGAACTCCCTTGCGCCCCAGCAGTAGAGACTTGCCACCAGCTGGCGTGCATACAATTCCTCGCGCTTCTTGCTGTATTGGTAAAAAAGCATGTCCGATACGGAAAATTGTCGAATGGTACAATTACTCAATCGAGGCAGGGGAGTGGTGAGTCCATCCCAGATCTCAGGAAAGGAAAACAAGTCCCTATCGGTGAGCAGGAACTTTCCCAAGGGGAGGAGCTGCTCGATAGAGATTTCCGAGAGCAGCCGCTGTACTCGCTTTTTGTTTTTCCTCGAAGGATCCCCCATCAGCAAGATCAGCACCATTTCCCGATATAGCTCCTGAAAGTCACGCCGATCGTCCTCCATACGTAGGCAGATTTCTTCTCGTTGCCAAGGGCTGAGCTCTGAGTAACTCCCTGCACAGTGAAACTCTATCCTATCCATCTTCTTACTATTCTATAGCCCAACCATAAGACCACCACCAACAATAAGCCCTCTACCCACCATGCAAGCCCCCATCTCTGGCGAAGTGTTTCTCGCTCCATAGTATAAGAAGTAAGTACCTCCTTTCTCTTTTGAGAGAAATACCCTTCACTTCTTCGCTGTTCCCTACGGACTACCTGCCTTGCTTGCTGCGCTTGCTCCTGCTTTACCCTTAGGGTAGCTTTTCCCCCCTTGACCTTGAGCACCTCGATATGAGATACCTCCCCGTCGTGTCTTTTTACTATGCGTCTTTCGCGCTGCACCTCTATGCTGTCCTTATCATTTTCAAGAGAGAGCTCGTAAGATTGCGAATGTTGGAGGTCAAAAGTAGCGACTTGATGATGAGACTCTACCTGAGAGAGGCTGTCTTTTTCTTCCCTTCTTTCGATTTGCTGCTCTTCTCTGTGATCGGTTCGGCTTGATTTCTTGCTCCTGCACCCTAAAAGCACCATAAGAACTAATAGTAAATACAATTTCTTTTTCATTGGTAATTTTCATTGGTCATTCTTCTCAATTGTTCTAATCACCCCCTTGAGTCTTTCGGCATACGTAGGCTCGGTGGCATAGCCTGCCTTTGCGACTTCCTCGGCAAACTTGTACGGGTCACTCCTTACCAGTAGTGCCTTGGCATATCGCTTGTTGTTCATGAATAGGTTGGCGTGATCAGTGAAACTCTCCTCTGGGCTGTCGTACTTGCGGAACCAGTCCTTAACAATGTATTTAAACTTGCTATCAGGGCGCTTTTCTATGCTAATAATAACGGGGAACTTATCCTTATCATTGGCGAGAATCTCCGTGGTTTGAACCAGCTGACGCTTTTCAGGAGGCGTGGAGATAGACGCTTTCACCCCAAACATCATATTACCAGGTGCACTCTTCCCCCAACCTGTCTCCAATGCTGATTGTGCCAATATAAAGAGGTAAGAAATCCCCGTTTTGCGCTCTGTTTCGAGCGCGAAGGGCTTGTATTTTTTTACGAATTCTTTTGGTGTCATAGTTATTATATTAATTCAAAAACAATTTCTTTTCCTAATAGGCTACTTATTGTAATCAATTCGTTGTTATCTTCGAAACGTAATGGTACATTAAGTCCTGAAGCTATGGCAATTTGTAATGATTCATTATCAAAGTGAATTCCAGACCTTAATGATTCTTCTTTAATCTTTCTTCCTGATATATATCCTCCCGGCCATTTTTCAAACATATTAAAAAAAAGCCACCGATTAGCGTCAGAAACACTTATTAATGCAATATTAACTAATGTCCTGTTATCTTTAATAGGAGCTTTTATAAAAACATTCCAAACAAAATCGTTACCTTCTTGATACATTTCTGTTTTTTTAGATCTTATGATATTGCTCACATTCTCTGTATTGTTATATATAGAATACAGAACCTTGCTTTCGAATATTTGTAAAGGAATGTGTCCAATAAATTTACGTCCTTCTGTTAGAGCAAAAAAGTTTTTTAGCCTAACCTTACAATAAGGAATATCTCTTTTTCCCCCTCCCCAATCAAAAAATTGTATTGCGTTCATCGGTTAATGTATTTAATGAGGGGATAAGGGGTAAAACTCGCCACGATATCCCACCAATCTATGAATGTCTTCTTGATATACTTGTCATATATCTCCTTACATAGCCCTATCACGCCCAAGGCGATAGCGGCTATAAGTAAGGACTTTCCTACAGAAAACAATATCAAAGAACTTAGGAAAATGGCAATAAATATTATATTCCCATACTTACTATGCAGGAGCTTGTCGCTACCTTTGAGTTTGTTAATTACTTTCATCATATATTTCTTATATCTATGTAACACTTGTTATTCCATATACTCACCACAGCAGTGGAGCCATCACCTCCGTTGAAGTCTGTATCCCCTGTGTAGATGATTTGTTTGCCTAAACAAGTGAAGGTTACTTGTCCTCCGGCGAATACTTTTCTGAAAGATGTCGAATATCCTGATGGTATCAATTGCAAGTCACAATTAGACACATTTGCTGTTACATACACTATATTATCATCAGGAAATATTTGTCGGGTTTCACTTATCTCTGTAGCTATTCTAATATCTTCTGGTGCTGGTGTCCAGTCAGTTGGGATATTTCCATACTCAATTTTAAAAGATGAAACATACACTTCTTCTATATGGCCATTATCTTTATAAAACTCAACAAAACCATTATTTCCATTTGAAAACGTAGTAATTCTACTATTCTTAGAAATAGTATATCTATGCCACTCTCCATCTGATAGTATTACTGTACCATTAGAGTATACAACATTCGAATCTGTAATACAAGTGAATTTTACTCCTGTTTTTGAGGTTTTTGCCCAAAATGAAATAATCATTGGTCTATCTTCAAATGTTGTTCTACACTGAATCCCTTGCCAGTTATAGATGAGTTTAATAACTTTATTTCCCCTAAAAGTTTCACCAACATATCCGCTATTACCTGTATAGTTTGATTGTAAATAGTAGGGTGACTCTTTTAAAGAGAAATTAGATGTTTCTTTAATTAAATTTCTCCCACCAATTTGTATCTTCCTCACAGCCTCTTGTATCTTCTCCTCTGTAGCTATCTCCGGCTTCCCGTCTATATCATTCCAGTTGTGTCTGTGAGAGGCAGGGGCAAAATTCAAATCGGGCTTATCTGCCAAGTCGTTATAAGAAAAAGCATTTTCGAATATAACATTATTCCCGGCCATGAGCTTAATCTTTCCATTCTGCACCACAATTCCATCAGGAATATTGTTGACAAAGTGGCTCACGGGGATACTGGTGAGAAGGTTATTGCGCTTGTCTCTTAGTTCTAAAGTCTTCTCGGGATTGTTGTACACCAATTTTGTCCCCTCGTCATCGAGGAACATTAGGGAGATGCGTCTTACTACATTACTCCCTCTCTTAAATCGTAACTCTGTAGTATTCTCGTCCAGCTCTATATCGTAATCCTCAAGGTTATCTAACCGCTGCTTGTAGGCGTTGGTAAAGTCATTCGCGGATAGCCCCTTACCATCTTCCTTGTCTACTTTCGTATCAATGAGTGCTTTCAGATCCGCTGCTGTGCCTACATAGTTGCCGCTTTGGAGTGCTCCCAAGAGTAGGTCTCGCTCGCGCTGGGTCATGATCACGGGTCTGTTGGTATTGAAGGTTAAGCGCTGTAGTGCCTGCTGGGCGGCATCGGCATTGTCATACACTACTCCATTGATCTCTACTTCACTGACCAAGGCGTCCAAGATAGAGAAGTTCATATCCTCTGCGCTGTGTAGGATCAGGCGCTCTCCGTCCACACGTGCTACGAAGTTTTTCAGTGCTAAAATCCCGTTGTACTCAAAGATGTATTCCTGCAATTCGCCTGTGTCAGGCCTTACTTTATACTTAGGTGTTGGCATAGTTTATTCGTTTTTTATGGGTGTTTTATCGTTTTCATTAAGATATTCCTTGATGGAAGAAGCTATTTCCTCTACATCTCCGCGGTTAAGGATGATCTTGCCCATCACTTGTCCAGCTTTGTCCAAGCGCACCTTATCCTCGGCCTTCTCATAGATACTCTTTATCTCTATCAGGCAGAGCAAAAAGGCACCCCCAAGGGTCATAAA